TAATCTGATTGGTGTACAACGTACCAATTACAAAGTGGTACATGAGAAAGAAGGTTATCGTGCATTCATTAAACTGCGCTATGCAGCAGATGAATCAAACCGTTTGTTAATTCAAGAAGTACGTAAGAATAGGAAACTAAATGCAAAACTCGAATCTTCTAAAGCGTTCAAAGAGTTGGAACAAAGTATCGACAGTATTATTGACAATAAACAGAACAGTAACTAACCTTATCGCAAGCATTACAGAAAAAGATAAGTGGTTCTGGTTCAAACTTTGGTTCTGTATTATGGTACTCGCACTAGGTTTTGGTGCGAGAGGTCTATTTGAAATGGTTGGTCTTTTTTATGTAATGTATCATGTTACGAAACTTTCTTAGATTCTGTAAATACAGTGGATTGACATTGACTTTGGTATGCAATCCACTTCATTGGGGAATTATACCTCGGTTGTATATTGACAAATCAGATTGGAATGGATATAATACATATCGATTCTCTTTTTTATTTGTCGGTATTGCTTTTTGGATTGATGACGGGAGTTGGTAATGACTGGTATTACACTTGATTATGAAGTTGCGGATAAAATTACTTTGATCACTTTGAAAGAAGCTCTTGTTGATGTAAACAAGTATATTCAAAGTTTGGAAGAAAGAAATGTGCCTGAGCATCTTGCTTTAGATTATGATTATCATATAAGATTAAGAAAAAACTTGCAGGGTGTAATTAACTATTATGGCGGTTACGATTGAATATCTTTTACTTAGATCATGATGTAGTTAAGTGTGCAGAAATGCACAACGATAAACACTGCGTGAAAATGATTCTCGAATATGCACAACTATTATCTACTGCTCACCGCATCCTTGACGGTGTTGTTTCTACTGGGCTCACTAAAACTGGTCGAAAAAAGACTGTATATGCTCTTGCCGATTACCGTGATACCATTCTCTATTCAGCTACTCATGTTAACCATCCTTCTGCAACGTGGGTAAGACAATCAAAAGAGAATTACATTTGGTTAGCAAAGCTTTTGGCTGCTCTTTGTGAAGAATATACTCATCGCTATGGTAAGACTCACAAAGTAGTACGTGACGGTTTGTGTTATGCTTTACTGAATGTTGTTCCATCAAATATTCCTGATAAACCATTTACAGAACCAACACCTGCAATGCCAGATGATGTTAAAATCATTGGCAATTCGCTTGCGTCCTATCGCAATTACTATATAAAGAATAAGACTCATTTGGCAAAGTGGAAGAATCGTCCAATTCCAGAATGGTATCATGACAATACTGAGAGAACATACGAATCGGAAGCATCTTGAAGTTGAGGCAACACCGTTTGTTCAATATCTTTTGTCTGGGAATATTTCAAAAGAGGACTATGTTGCATTTCTTTATGAATTTCGTACAATCTATGAAGTGATAGAACGTGAAAATATTCGACATGGATTATTAAAAGGTCTCGAAGGCATTGAACGTTCGGAAGCAATCAATAAAGATTTGTATGAATTAAGTCAGTCACATTTTCACAGTTTAATGCCATCGACGATTGAGTACACTAACCACATCCTTCAATTATCAAAAACCAAATCAAAACGTAATTTATTGTTTGTCCATGTATATGTTAAACATATGCATGATTTATGTAAAGGAAAATTAATTGCTCGCCTTGTTCCTGGTTCTGGCCACATGTATGCTTTTGATGATCGTCCAGGTCTGATAAAGAAAATAAACGAAAAACTTACCATAGATTTGACAGATGAATCAAATCTGGCGTTTGACTATTTTATAAAAATATTTAATGAATTAACAGAGTACACAAAACATGCCAACGTATAGTTTTATTGATACCGATACTGATGAAGAATTCGAAATCTTCATGTCCATGTCGGATCGTGAAGAATTTCTAAAAGAAAACCCATCTATTAAGTCAATATTGACCTCTGCACCTGCGCTCGTGCGAGGTACAAACGCAAACAATAAAGTACCCGAAGGTTTCAAAGAAGTGCTTTCTAGAGTAGCAGAAGCACATCCTGAAAGTGTGGTGGGTGAACGTTATGGTAGAAAGACAATCAAAAGTGTTAAAACAAGAGAGATTGTCAACAAGTATTACGAAAAATCAAAGAAGGGGTGATGCAAAACTTTTGACATGATAACAATCCGAGAAGGGAGCGCCTATGTCAAAAAGTTCGATGCAAAATAAAGTTCAGTTACTCAAAGCAAAATTTGATGGAGAGTTACCACCAGACGATCCTTGGAGTCCTGAAAGCATTGCAAAGAACCGAGAGAAGTGGCTAAGACAAAACAAACCGTGGGTATTAGAAGGTTTGGGTTGTTATGAATATTATTTAAAATTTATTAAACCTTTACAGGAGAAAGAAGCTGCATAATGCGATTTCATCATGAGCATCTAGATGGTTTAGATTGCACACTTGAACAGATCAACGAAGAAACGGGTAGACGCTATAGAACGCCAGGAGGGAATGTCTACCCGTCCATTACTACAGTTCTAGGATCAATAAAAAATGTTGAACTAGATGCTTGGCGTGAAAGAGTCGGAAACGAATACGCTAATGAAGTTTCACGCAAAGCTTCTGGTCGTGGCACAAGAGTTCACAATACGATTGAAAAATATTTGAAGAATGAATTAACAGATATGGACATTCGTCGTATGATGCCAGACTTGAAGGATATGTTTCGCAAGATTCGTCCTTTTATAGATAATCATATTGGTACGATCTATGGAGTAGAAAAAAAATTATATAGTGACCGATTAAAAATTGCTGGTACTTGTGATTGTATTGCGGAGTGGGATGGTGTCATTTCGATAATTGACTGGAAAACAAGTAATTATCAAAAAGACAAGTATCAAATTGACAACTATTTTATGCAAGTCGCAGGGTATGCGGACATGGTGTATGAGAGGGTCAATATCCCTATCCAGAGGGTCGTGGTGGCGATAAATGTAGAGCATGAAGGGTCGCAAGTGTATGTGGAGGAGAAAGATAATTATCTTGCCAAATTGGAAAGTTGCATAAATGACTACTACTTGACAAATTAAAAACGGTAAGATATAATAGGAAGAATATGGAAACGCATAAAAGAACAATGACCAGAGCAGTTACTTGGAGAATAGTAGCGACACTGGTTACTGCTGCATGGACTGGAATACAGGGTGCAATCATAATAAATATTTTTATGACTTTAGCACATTACATACATGAACGTGTATGGTTGAAAGTCAAATGGGGTCGTGAATGATTGTTTGTATTTGCAGAAACATTAAAGAAGCAGATTTTGAAACAAAAGAACAAATGATCGAACGTGTTATGCAGTGCGATCATAATTGTGGACAGTGCCAAGAGTATTGTCAGCAATTAAAAGAATTGTTGTATGAAGTTGAATGAAAGGTGTTCTGGACGGCGGTTCGATTCCGCCCAGCTCCACCATAAGCACATAGTTGTCCTAGATGAAAGAAACCTCTGAGGGCTCTAGTGGGGATTGTGTGCTTTTGATGGGGCTGACCTGGTTTCGACAGGGCAATGAGTAAGGATATGGACAACACGGTAGGCGATGACCGTAAATCAAGCAAAATAGTAAACGCAAACGATGAAACGTTCGCACTAGCAGCTTAATGCTAGATGGGGTTTGAGGGGGTGTACCTTATTACCAAAACACTCCCACCATTTATTATTGAACGGGTGACAAAATGCCTTTCGTTATTGAGCAACAGAGTGTAAAAAAAGAAGAAGAACCAATCAAAGACCTTACTCCGGATACAGCATATGCAATTTTATTTGTTATTGTTGTGGTTGTTTTTCATAGAGTTATTTTGTCTTTGGTTTCTTTAGGAATTAAATCCTTTATTTTATTATTATTTGTTTATACAACTTTTAAATTTTTATCATGAAGATATATCTTTCTAATTATCGTGATCACTGGATTTCTCCATATACAATACTAGAGAAAGTTTTCTTTTGGCGTGAGATTGATTACGATGAACCAATCATCGATAAACTTTCAAACATACTTGAACCAATTAGTGTAGCACTTCAAAAGTTTCTTGACTTTATTCATCCACGAATTCGTTATGTGAAGATTGATCGATATGATACATGGTCGATGGATTCAACATTGGCTTGTATCATTCTTCCGATGTTAAAACAACTTAAAGCAACTAAACACGGTTCTCCTCATGTTGATCTTGATGATGTTCCAGAACATATGCGAACAACCACAACTGAAGATTGGGATTCGCAATTGACGTTTGATTTTTACAATCAGGATCCGAATCTAGAAGGACCGCATTTCGGAAAATATAATAACATACATGATCGTTGGAATTATGTTCTCGATGAAATGATTTTCGCATTTGAACATCTTGTTGATGACTCATGGGAAAACGAATATAGTTCTGGAGAGTTTGATACTATTCATGTTCCCTGTGAGTGGGATGCGAATGGAAAACCCACACTCTTTTCTATGGAACATGGTCCTAATCACACATACAAATGCGACTATGACGGTTTGCGTAAAGTATATGATCGTATGGATAATGGATTCCGCCTGTTTGGAAAATACTATCGTGGACTCTGGGATTAAAAGTTACTAAATAAAAGACTGGCACCCACACACACAATCGCCAGTAATACACACACAGGAGAAATTATGAGTAATCTTACACCATTCGAGATCCGTCTCGAACTTTTAAAAATGGCCAAAGAACTTTTACTGGAGGATTATCAATCCAGTAAAGAACGGCTAGTCAATGAATGGCAAGTGAAGGTAGAGTCCGCTAAACTAAACGGACAAGCAATACCAGATCACCCAGCTTTTCCAACTTATCCCTCAGAAAATGATATCATCAATAAGGCAGCTGCCTTGAATGGTTTCGTTTCGAACATTACAGCAGAAAAGACACAGAGCAAAAAGTCTGCCTGATGGGACAAGAGGTGCTTCGGCACCTCCCTAACTACTAAGGAGAAAATATGCGAAACACACTCGTTTCTAATTTTTTTATTTTAACAACCTTCGCAATCATATTGAGTTTAATCGGAATATTTGTTCTTGATAGAAAACCAGTTCGTATTGTATCACTAGAAAGTGTAGACGTAAAACTACACCATCTAACTTCTGACGCAAAGCGTGAAATCGCTTGTCTTGCAGAAAACATTTATTTTGAGGCAGCTCACGAACCAGAAGTGGGACAATTAGCTGTCGCATTCGTTACCATGAATAGAGTAAACAGTGGCAAATTTGCCGACACTATTTGTGGTGTAGTAAAACAAAAGATTGGATCAACATGTCAGTTTTCATGGTGGTGTGAAACAAAACCATACGTCATGTCAACCAATCATGTCTTGACAAAAACTAACAATCCAGTATATAATAGAATTCAAGATATGGCAGTAAACTTTTATTTGAATCATGAACGAATGAGAGATCCATCTAAAGGAGCTTTGTATTATCATGCAGATTATGTCAACCCTGGCTGGAAACTGCCAAAAAATATTCAAATCGGTAGACACATTTTTTACGGAGATAAAAATGGAAGGTACATCTAATAAACAGAACACGATATTGATAGTATGCTTGACTGTGGTCTTGCTTACTTTCATATTCTCGTTGGTTTATTATGCAATTTCAGATAGAAAACTAATGGCAACAAATATTGAAGCCGCAATTAATAAAGGTATCGATCCATTAGCAGTTCGTTGTTCATATGCAAAAGGAGATGACAATATCTGTGTAGCGTATGCAATATCGAACAAATCAATTGACGCACCAAGACGATAAACTAAAAGGAGTATATTATGGCAGTACAACAATTGAGTATCAATTCGTTGAGTAATCCAGCAGACCAGAAGAAACTTCTTTCTCTGTTAAAGACTTGTTCAGATTCAATGACACGTATTGAAGCAGAGAAAGAACTAATCAAGGCAGAGATTGCTGAAATTTCTGAACAGCTTGAGATTCCAAAACGTTTGCTGAATAAACTAGTTCGTGTTTATCACAAACAGAACTATGATGAAGAAGTAACAACCAATGAACAATTTGTCCAACTTTATGAAACGGTGGTGAAATAATGAGTTACTATAATGACGATTACAACGAGAAACACAATTTTACATTTCGATTAGATTCAAATGATGGCGAACGTCATTTGGAAATGAACTGTAACGAAATATATCTTTATGATATCTTTGCACGATTCAAAGAGTTTCTGCAAGGATGTGGTTACGAAATTAATGGTGAGATTGAAGTGGTAGAATATAACTCTCATCAAGATGAACAACCAAAGTTTGACTTCAGCAATATTCCAAACAACAATTGGCCATTTGGTGAGGTTAAGAAAGAAGAACAAAAAAAACAATTTGGTTTGTGGGATGAACATGACTATGGTAACTATGGTAGCACTTCAATCTATCAATGGAAGAATGAACAAATACCAGCATTGACTACCTTAGATTTGACACAAATTAAACCACTTGATTTATCATCGATGACTGTAACTGATTTGTCTAAACTTACTACAAAGTCTTGGACAGAATGGTCTGCTCCAACGATGGCACCACTGACAACTGAACAGATTCAATCTTGGTCGATGGAAATGCCAGGTACTCTTGGTTCTGCAAAAGTTAAATTCTGATGCCAACAAAAGATGAGATGATGAAGTTCGCTCGTGCAATCGATGAACTGGTTGCACGAACCGACTACAATTACATAGAAGCTATTGTTGAACACTGTAAACAAACTGGACTTGAAATAGAAGTCGCTGCGACACTTATCAATCAAAATTTGAAAGCAAAGATAGAG